TTAGAACTCGCGCGCGAATGTTTACATGCGCCAAGCCCTTCGCTCTCGGATCTGGTGACGGCCTCCGGCGAGGTCGAAAATCTGAGCCGCAAGCTCGCGGTCGACATTGAAACCAAGCGAGCCGGGCGCGAGCGGACATTGGCTAGCGCGGCAAAGGCGAGCGAATTAGAGGCCGCGCTGCAATCGGCAGACGGCGAGATCGGCGCCATTCAACGTCAATTGGAAATCTCTGAAGCGACGAACCTCGCACTAGTCGCTCGCATAGCCAGAATTCGGACGGCTCAAGCAGATCGCGAAAGGCGCGCGGCTTACGATTTGGCGTCAGCAAACCGCGTCCGCGTCGGGGGCATGATCGGGCCCGCGCTCGAGCAAATGGGAGACATTGCACGCAAGTTGATGCGCTCACTCGCGGAGGCTGAGCTTGACGTCGTGCGCGCCAACAAAAACCTGCCGCCCGGCTGCGATCGCCTCGCGAGCGTCGAGGCAACTAGGCTCATCAAGACCAACGAGCCCGCGATCCGCGAATTGCGGCGCGCGCAGTTTTTCGTTGAAGACGTCGTCGGAGGGATCGTCCTCGGTGAGCAGGGTCACGTCGCGGCCGAGCTTAGGGGAGACGGGCGGTACGACGTTCACGTGCCTGGCGGGGCGACGAGCGCCGGCAGGACCATCATTGCGGTTTTGGTTTCGCTCGTCGAGGTCGAGGAGACCACATACCCATCGCCGCTTTGGCCCGAGCAATTGGCCACCGCCCTTAGAATTCCGGGCCTCACGGTCACCGATCCACCGGGTTGGGACATTACACCCGACCGCGGAATGCCCGTTTTTCCGGATGATGTCATCGCGCAACTCGATGCGCTTGAGAGCAAGACCCCTGCATCCTTGCCGACCGAACCACGCATCAGCGTCAAGTTGATCCGCGCCGACGTCTTTGACGCCGAAAATTCGCCGGCGAAGGCGGCCTGAAAAAGGAAACCCGAAAATGGAAACTAACGACGAACTCGTGGAGCGGGGGAGATTGATGCTGGCTGAGGCGCGCGCGCTCAACGAGGCCGAATACGCCCTCCGCGCCGCCAATGCCGCTGCTTCACAATCCGCCCGTCACGATCACGCCGCGCGCGCGGCTGATCCTGCCGCCGCCTACGCCGCCGCCGTCACTGGCGTAAGCATCTCCGCCATACAGGCGGCACCGCCCATCGCCGCCCATCGCGGGATGCTTAACGATCCTGACCACTGCGCTGGGCTCTTCGAAGCCGCCAGGGCCATGCGGAACACGCCGTCACGGACATCAGGGCAACCGCAAACTCAAAGCGAAATCGATGCAGACTGGAGCGCGGTTCTTGCTGAACAAAACCTGGGCGCAAGTCACGCCCGGCCCACAGCAGCGCCGGAGTCTAATCACGGATGGGCGGCGGCGTTCGCGAAGGTGGCGACCGAGCAAACGCAAACGAACCACGCCACGGTCCAGCCCGAGGGGGATCACGGCTGGGACGAAATTTTCCGCGGCCTTAACGTCAAGGTCGCGTAACGAGATGGGCCCCGATTGTTCGACGCTCTCGAGGGCTCTGGCCGTGGGCGGTCCTCAGTCGTCCTCACGGTCAAGACGCAGGGCTTTGCTTCCTGGGCCCTGCGTCTGCGGCGGGGCGCGCATACCAGCCAGTTGCGCGCCCCCTTTCCCTTCCCATTTCGGAGCGCGGCCTTGGCTAATCATCTAGCGAGCATCACCCATCCCCTTCCCGTTCCGATCCAGATGTTGATCGAGCACCTGCCAGAGATCCTGCAGGAGCCGGTCTCCGCGATGGTTCGCGCGGCAATCCTCGTCGGCGCGAACGAAGAGCGCCAACGCATCACCGAGATCATGAACTCGCCCGAAGCGCGACTTGATCCAAGTCTCGGGTGGGCAGTCGCCGCCACCGGCCTTACGCCTCTTGAGGCTGCGGCCGCGCTGCAAGCCGCCGCAATCCATCCCCCCGACGTTGGCGTCGAGCCGCAAGCGCTGACAATGCACTAGGAGAACCCTCACATTGAGTACCGAAGTTCGTCATCCAATCTTTGACCAGCGCCATGTCGAACACATGCTGCGCGTGAAGGCCGTCGCCCCGCCTGACCCAGGCTGGCGCTACCGCCTCTATGTAGCTCGACGGCTCGACGCCCTGCGTGTGGCTTTGAGCGCACGCGCCATTCGAAACGAGGTTTAATCCGATGTCCGAACCGAAACGAATCCAACTAACTGCGCCCGTCACCTATTTCGGCAAGTCCATTTCGACCGTCTACATGCGTGAGCCGCGCGCTGGTCATGTCATGAGGCTCGGCGAGCCGAGATTCCCAGTCGGCCAGTCCGGCGCCGTTTACATGTGCGATCGCGACGATGTGATTGCGGCCTATGTCGAGGAGCTTTTATCCGTCGATGGCACGTCTACCGTCGAAGGCGGCGCGGGCGCTTTGATCATGTTGTTATCCTTGGACGACGGGATCGCGGTGCGCGACGCGTTATTCGGTTTTTTCTCCGACGCTCGGGCGCGGACGTTATCGAAAAAGCCGACATCCTCTGCCTTGAGCTGAAGGTCGCGGCGATCGATGTCGTTGACGGCTGGAGCTTGAGCGAACTTGACCGACAGTTTGCTCGCGTTCTGGCGTGGACGAAACGAAGGAATAAAACGTAATGGCCGGCTTAGAAGCACGCCTAATAATTTCCGCTACGGACGATACTGCCAAGGCGTTTCGATCTGCTGAGGAGCGCGTCAAGGCTCTCTCGCGCACGGTCGCTGGCGCTAGCAAATCGATCGCTGGCACCACGGGGCGCATCGGGGCTGCGGCTTCGTCCTCTCGTGCTGTCGAGAGCGCGGGCATGGGCATGGGCGTGGTTACGGGCGCTGCTCGCATGGCCGCCGGCGCTGCGATAGCCTTTGGCGGCGCGGTCGCCGTTAAGGAGGCGGTGAAGGCTGTCGCGGCCCGCCAGCATGAAATTGTCCGTATGGCGACAGCCGGAATGAATCAGAAGGAAATATCCGAGGCGGTGCTTGAGTCGTCGAAGCCCACGGCGGAATTCCCAGCCGTATCGCAAACTGACGCCATGCACATGCTGCGCAATGCGCGATCCATCGTTGGCACATTTGCGGAAGCGTCCGCGATCGCTGAACCAATGCTGAAACTGCGTGTGCTCGCGCAGTTGGCGAGGCCAGGGCAGGATGTTACCGAGGACTTTGACCAGCTCATCAAGGGCCTGGAGATCAAGGGCGTCACGCAGAATCCAGAGCAATTCAAAGAGTACATGCAGGGCATCGCCAATGGCATCAACGTTTTCGGCGACACGCTGAAGCCCTATCAGTATTACGAGATGTTCAAATACGGCAGGCAGGCGACATCCGGCTTGTCTGAGAAGTTCATTCTGGGTACGGCCCCGACACTCGCCCAGGAGCTGGGGGGTTCGTCCTACGGTCGTGCAGTGAGTGCATTCAACGCTGCGATTGTCGGCGGCGTGATGAAGACCAAAGCCGTTGACGAGTTTTATCGCCTCGGGCTTCTCGGTGACGAAGACGTTAAGACGCTCAAGTCTGGTAACAAACAGATCCTTGCCGGGCACAACGTCCATGGCTGGGAGGTGGCCCAGAAGGACCCGAATGAGTGGGTTAAGACATATCTATTGCCGGCGCTAGATCGGCTCGGCATCAATAGCAAAGAAACTGTCCTTCGCGAGGTTTCGACCCTCTTTCAAAACCAGATGGCTGGCCAAATGGTGGGCCTGCTTGCGACCCAGCAATCGCGTATCGACAAGGACCTAGCTCTCCTCGCCGGTGCGCCTGGTCTTGCTGCCGCTGATCGCGCGATGCGCCAAGACCCCACTTTGGCATGGGAAGGTCTCAAGAACGCGGCAACAAGCTTGAGCGCGACGGTGGGCCAATCGTTACATTTGGGCGAACTCTCCGCCGGCGTGATGACGACCTTAGCACAAGCAATCGCTGGGTACGCTGCGGCGCTGGAGGGCGAGGTACAGGCGCAAAACCAGGGCAAGCCTTCGCCAGCGACCGAGGAAACGAACCGTCACCTCAACAAACTCGTGTTTGGCGTCGACACGCCGGACACCGAGCAGGCGGTCAAGATGTCGGACCGGCTCAATGCCGATGCGGAATACAAGGCCACACAGAAACTCCTGATCGATAAAGCGGGCGCGCTTCAGCAACGGATCGATATCGCCGAAGGAAACTCGCCCGATGGCGCACGTGCCCTAATCAAGCAAGCCAGACCGGAACTCACAGACGCGCAGGCGGACGCGCTTATTCCAAATGCGGTTGCTCAACTCAAGGCCGAGTTGCCAAAGCTGAACGCCGACATGGCCGCCCTCAGTGATGCCGCGAGGCGAATACGTGACGAATACGAGGCGAGCCTCCCGGCTCGCGGCAAGGAAGACTACGCAAGAGCCAAAGGCGCGGCTGGCTGGCCTATGGAGGGCTCCCAGGTTTATGGGCCATTCCAGCCGGGGCCTCCGCAGGGCGAGGCGGCCTACGTTGCTGCTGCCGTTCGCGCGGCCCATGAAGCTGTGTATGGACCTCAGGCACCCGAACGGGCCCTTCCCGCACCCGTTAGCGGGCCTGGGTCGCGCAGCATCGAAGATCCATCGCAGGCGGCTTACCGCGCAATGCGGGCGTCCGCCTCTTCGCAAAAGACGACGGTCGGCGTGCAGGGTTCTGCGCAGGTTGAGCAGACAATTCGCCTCGATATTTCGGTTCCATCATGGCTTGAGGCGAAACTAGAAGAACTGAGCAACTTCAATTTCTCGGTGCCGATGGCCCCTACCGGGCGCATGGATTCCGACGCAGCGCCGCACGGCGGCATTGGGCATATGTAAAATGGAGCGGGTGAATCTAGTGCGCGCTCGCGAGCTTTTGGCTGAGCGTGGCGACGTGGTCGGGCAGTCTAGTGTTTCACGTTACGTCGCGAAATATAGCGACGCCCTTGACCCTCAACGCGACGGTCGTGAGCTTACTATCGACTTTGAAACGCTCGCGAAGCACAGAGCCGAAAACATCAATCGCGCCGCGACCGCGCCGTCTTCAGCGCCGGCCTCGATCTCGTTGTCCAAGGGCCGGGCCGCCGAAGCGGCGTTGAACATTCGCGCACAGCGGCAAATACGCGAACTAGACATTGCCGAGCGCACCGCCGCCCTAACGCCGACTCGCGAAGTGCGCGCCTCCGCTGCGGAGGCGGTGGCCGCTCTTCGAAACGCATTTGCGCTTTCCCTTAATGATTCTGCCTCCGCGCTCGCCCACGCATTCAACATCGAGCCGCGGCTCGTGCGCCCCTACCTGAAGGCGTTCGAGAAGAACGGACTGGACGCGTTCGCTCGCGCTCTTATCGCCGAGCTGGCCGATGCTTGACGTCCCTATGTTCACGGCCGATCTGCCGGGAGTCGCCGATGGACGCCGGGTCTTATTCGACGAACTGGCGCGGCTGGCCAAGCCCGAAGCCGAGCTAACCGTCTCCGAATTTGCAGACAAGTTTCGCGTCGTCTCGCCCGAAAGTGGCTCGCCCTTTCCAGGTCCTTGGCGAACGGCTCGTGTGCCCTATCTTCGCGAGCCGATGGATTGCCTCCACCAGGACCATCCATCGCGGCGGGTGACGCTTAAATTCTCGGCGCAAACAGGTAAGTCTGAGGTAGGCGTCAATTGGTTCTGCTACGTCGTCGATCGGGCGCCTGGGCCCATGCTCACTGTGCTGCCGACCGGTGCGGAATCGGTCAAGTATAACAGGGTCAAAATCCAGCCCACGATCGATGCGTCGCCACGGATACGGCATCGGGTCCGTCCGGAAAATTCGCGGGACGAAGGGGCGTCGACGACCGCGTTTAAAAGATTTGCCGGCGGTTTTAATCAGATCGTCACAGCCAGCTCTTCCAAGGGGCTGCAGATGATCTCGGTTCGCTGGCTCATCTTGGACGAACTCTCCGGATACTTGCGGGACGTCGATGGCCGCGGTTCGCCGTCGAGCCAGGCGCGATCGCGACAAAAAGCGTTCGGCGATCTAGCGAAAGAATTGTCGCTGTCGACTCCCGGAATGGCTGGCGAATGCGAGATCAGCGATCTCTTCGACGCATCCGATAGACGCCGTTATTTTGTCCCGTGTCCCCATTGTGGTGATTACGGGCTCCTCAAATTCGATGCGATGCTGGCTCCGTCGCCGGCAACGTCGAACCGCGCTGCGTTTGTCTGCGAGGGTTGCGGGGGTGTGATCGAGGAGCCGCATCGCGGGCCCATGGTCACCAACGGCCGCTGGGTCCCGACGTGGGTTCCAGACGACGCGGAACCGGTCCCAGCGGTCATCCCGGCGGCTGATATCGCGGCTTATGCAATCCCGCCCTGCACGGGCCGCGTTGCCGGACGCGAGCCGGGCTACGCGATCTGGGCCGCGTATTCGCCGATGGAGGGTTGGAGCGACATATGGGAGCGAGGCCTGGCCGCCCGCGCTGATCCTGCAAAGCTCAAGGTGTTCACGCAACAAGACCTGGGCGAGCCTTACGAGCCCAGGCACGACACGCCAGACTGGGAAAAGCTCATCGGCGCGCGCAAGCCGTTTCCACGGGGCGTGGTCCCATGGCCGGCCTCGGATCTGACTGGGTTCATTGACGTTCAGGGCGATCGTTTTGAATGGGGTTTGTGGGGCTGGGGGGAGGGTTTCCAAGGTTGGCTTATTGACCGCGGCGTGATCGCTCATGCGTATACGGAAGATCAAGCATGGGCGGCAATAGATGCTCTGACATCGCGCAGATGGCCGACGTCGGGCGGCGGGGAGATCGACGTCTTGCAGTGGGGCATTGATACTGGGGCCTTCACCCAAGCGCTGTACGACAAGGTGGGCCGTCGCAATACCCTGCTTGCGACAAAAGGCGATAATAAACCGAGCGCAATTCCGCTCAAAAAGGGGCGAGCTGATCTGCGCAGCCATGATGGGCGGCCGATAGCGGGTCGTCGTCTCAATTTAGCCTTCATTGGCAATTTCGATTTGAAGCTGTCCATTTATGAAGGGTTGCGCTCTCTCGTCGCCGGGCCCGAAGGCGGCGCGTGGCGGCCGGGAACTCTCCATTTGCCGGATTGGGCCGGGGAAGATGAGCTGCGCCAACTGACGGCCGAAGTGCTGATTGATCCGCGAGAATACGAAGCCGCCGCCGGAAACAAACGCAGGGGAGCATTAGTGAAGGCCGGCGAGCGGCGGGAGTGGCGGAAGAAGCCGCACCAACCCAACGAGGCGCTGGACATTGTAGTCGGCGCGCGCGCGCTCGCATGGGGAGAAGGCGCGGGCCAACTCACGGATCGTGATTGGCGCGAGCGGGCGGCCAAGGCGCATGCGGCGATCGTTCAGCAGGCGAGAGCGCTCTGGCAGGCGCCCGAGGCTAAGACAGAGATAGCGCCAGCGAGCCGTAAGATGTCATGGGGTCAAATGATGGAGCGCCTAGCCAATGTCTGAAGGCGAAGAGCTGGCGAAGGCGTGGCTGGCAGGCGAGAGCGAGTTGATTGACGACCTCTCGGTTCTGGTCGACGGTATGGATCGACCCCTTGATGCGACTGCGCGGGCGTTCCTGTTGACGATAGGAACCGCCGCGAAGGCATCGGGCAAACAGGCTCGACCGACGCCGTCGCTGCCGGACAAGCCGAAGATCAAGGCGCCAGAGGTCGCCCCTCCCCTGCCTGTGCCGCCTGCCTTCGAAGGTCTGGGCGAATCCGGCTTCGCCCAAAGGTTTGCGGAACTGTCAGCGAAAAATGCGGCGGCGTGGCGATAACTTGAACGCGCGAACAGCCCGAGCGCCTGATCGCCGGCCTACCGTTCCGACCAAGCG